GCACTAATTCTGTTCTCAATATTAACTTGACCTGTAAAATAGAAACCTGCTGTGTGCATAGTCTTTTTGAAACTATCTCGCCAATCATTAATTGTTCGGCCGACTTTAATCACATATGAGAAGTCTTGGTAATATAAACTGTCTTGTATTCTCATTGCATCTTCAGAAATCCATCCATCTTGGTTTACAAAAGTACCGGCTGTATCAGCAACCGCTGTGACTGTCATTGTAGAAGTTGCGCCATCTACTTTTGCAATTGTAGCTGATGCACCATTACTGAATGTAATTTCTCTATCAACTTCAAAGGTGCCTGTAGCATTTGAAACTTTTAAAATTTGTAAATTTGAATTATAAGATGTTACTGTTGCTGTAATACTTGTACTAGAACTATCTAAAGAAGTTGCTATTGTATCTGCAACGATTGAACCTGAAATATTTTTAATTAAAATGTAAGTTGGTAATGTTAAAGTAGGAGGAGTTGGAGATTGTTCATACCCAGCGCCTGACTCTACAATTTTTAATCCTTGAACTTTACCGATTTCATTACCATAAGCTAATATAGAAGCATCTGTGCCATCTACACTTGAAACTGTGATAATAGGTAATGTTGTATAATTTGAACCAGAGTTTACAATTCGAATATCTGTGATTTCTCCAGAACCTGTACCACTCTCCTGTACTAATTTATTGCCAGTATAGTTATCGCCTCTTACAGTTTCATCTTCTAAAACAATATGGTCGTCAACTGTAGATGTTGAATCTTCTTGTGTAAATCCACCGTTTACGACAGATACAACAGCTGAAGCTGCACCACCATTTGTATTTGCATTATTAAAAACTAAACTATCACCTATTTCATAACCTGTTCCTGGATTATCAATTATAAAATCTGTAATACCACCATTGCCGATTGCGTCAACTTGAATAATAGAACCTGTGCCACCACCTGTAATAGAAACACTATCATTTACATTATATAAAGTACCGTCATTTGAAATTGTAATTGTTCCTGGAATACCTGTAACTGTTAATTTAATAAATGTATCATCAACATCACCTGATGTTCCTCTAATTACTTCATTTGTTTGAAATGTTCCAACTATACTAGCCTCGCCTACAATAAATTCAGTTACTAAATTTTCACCAATTTGAAATTGTTGTACGCTTTCTACAATAGCTGTTGCACCAGAAGTTTCACCTGTTATTGTTCTACCAATTAATTCAGTAGGGTCGCCGGCTTGATTGATTGCTTGTATTGCTCTTAAAACTTTATTTGTTGTCCATTTACCGTCAGAAACACGCAACATATTTTCTCTTGGATAAACTGTTTCTGAAGAAATACCAAATAACAATCTAAAGAACATTTGGTGGCCTCTTGCCGTACCTTTTGCTCTGTAAACTGATTTAATGTTTTTAATTAATTTTCTTTTATCAACACCTGTACCTAAAGTTTCAGGTAAAGTATTTAAAAATTCATTTCTAAATTTTGTTAAGAAATTAGCAATTACTTTATCAGGATCCCTAAAGTTTAATAAGTCTTGGATATTATTTACAGGATTAGGTCTATAGTTATCTATGATAGCGTTAGCATTTGATGTTGAACCTATAATTGCTTCACCAATAATAAATTTATCTTGTGCTGATATATAAAGCTTGCCATTATCAATGTCTTCGGTTAAAATAACGGATGTTGCACCAGATGATTGACCTGTTATGGTTTCTCCTCTAGTAAATTTTCCGTAAACTGTATTCTCTAAAAGTATTTTGTCACCAGAATCTAACTGTGTTCTATCAGTATCAATTCTGGATGCGTCTAATAATAATGAAGATTGACTTGTTTCGATTTCTGTTTCTAAACGAACACCATCTGTTTGTTCAACACTTGTCACGGCCAATTCTGCCGATTCCATAAATGAATAATATGCTTTTAAAAATTCTAAAAATTTTGGATGTTCAGAAACGACAAACTCTGGCGCCTGACTGTTTAGAAGGTTGGATATCTTATCAGTAAATTTTGCCATCTGATATTATCCTATGTTCCATAACTAGATGATGTTGTGTATCCTACACCTGCGTCAGCAGAACCACCAACAAATGTATCCGCTTCTACTGTGATTGATGAGTTAGCTGTATCAATGTTTATAATTTGGTCTCTAACTGGAATAATATCGTTTGAGTTTGGTTGTACTGTTAATTCAATAACAGTTGATGCACTACCTCTAATGTTTTCGATTGATGCAATGTTTAGTGAGTTAATTGTAATTTGGCCTGTTGTGTAATTAATAGTACCTTGTGTATTATTTGCATAAACACGAACTGAACCGTTTAAACTATATCGTCTAACATTACCTTGACCATCATCATCTAAATAAAAAATAGTTGTTGTATCGCCATTAATTTTAAAACCAGATGAAACTAAAATACCACCTTGTTCTGATTTATGACCAGAATGTGGATTGTACAAACCATTTCTAAAGTAAACATCATATCTTGTAGATGTGCCAATTGTTGGCGTAAATGTTTTTCTAATTTTCAAAGTAGTAATGTTAGAAACAATACTTGTATCTGTGTTATCAATTAGACCTGTAACTTTTGAATATCTGAATACACCATCAAATTGATTTAAAGTATCAGTATTGTAATTTGTTAAAGTTGTGATGATATTTGATTTTAAAGTATCAGCTGTTTTTGTAGTTGTTCTATCGTTATACTTCACATTTGAAGTTAAAAGAATAGTTGTAGTTTCAGGATCCACAATTTCTGGTCTTACTGAAACCACATTATATTTTTTTAATTGTGTTTTAATACTTTCTTTTGTGCCTGTTGTTAAAGTAGAACCTGAAATTGGATTGATTGCAATTTTAATGACGCCGTATTGTGGAGTTTCATCATCTTCTCCTCCCCAAGCACTTACTGATTGAGCATTTGGATAAATTGATTTAACAATTGTTTCATAATCGGAAGTAGTTACAGCTCTATCTTGTGTACCATAATTTAATGGAGCGTTATATCTAATTGATTCTTTTGTTTGAGGTTCTGCACCATTAGCCGCATTTGAACTTACAGAAATAGTAACATCTGAATAACCATCAATGTCACCTGAAAGTGTAAATGAACTTGCACCATTAGCTTCTGTTTTATTTGTTACAACATATTCTAAGATTACAATATTACCATCTAATAAAGATTTACCTAAAATACCATCGCCAAAATAAACTTCAAATTTATTTTCCTCAGCTTCTTGTAAAAAGTACACAGTAGATGTATTTGTTAATTCAGAATAACCTGAAGCTAAAGAATAAACTGTTGTTGTAGAATCTCCAGCTGAATTTTGAATTGAAACTTTTAGTGTTGATGTGTCGGCATTAGCATTTGGTATTAAAAATCTTTGGTCTGGATCCGAAGTATCGACTGTATATTTAAATGTAACTAAAGTGCCTTCGTAAATATTAACATTTGAAAAATTATAAACACCTGAACTAGGTTGAATTGTGTAAGATTGATTTGTTACAAATTCATAACTTGTTCCATCAACTGAAGTTGTGAAAGTAGTACCTTTATCCATAGTGATAGAAGAAGTACCTGGTGTTACGCCATTTACTATAATAGATAAATTGGCGACCGGTGCTCTGCAAGAGTTTGGTGTGTAACCTAACATCTTGGCTAATGAAACAATATTTTTTCTTATATCTGCACTATCTAAGTACATTTCATTTGCCAACATATTGGCGTTAAATCCTAGGTAGTGGGTGTTATAAGCAAGAATATCTAAAAGAACGGCAAAACCAGAACCTTCAAAATCATAGTCCTGAAATTCTGATTGACCTTGTAAAAATGTTTTAAGATTTGCTTTGACATTATCAAAGTCGAATTCTGATACTGTAAGTTTATTTGATGCCATTTATTTACCTAATTCTTTGCAATGTAGTTGTGACAGAAACAGGATTTGGTAAATTAAGTACATAAAAATTAACTTGTACATCAATTGCGTTTCTATCTGGTTGTTCGTTAACTGAGATGCCAGAAACTCTAGCTCTCGGTTCATAATTGTCTAAAACTTCTTGTACTTTTCTTCTAATGAAAATGCCTGTCAAAGGAGTAAAGTTTTCAAATAATAATTCTCTTACACCACAACCTAATTCAGGATGAAAAGGTCTTTCATAAAAATTTGTATTGATTAAGTTTCTAACACTTCTTTTAACTGCGTCAACATCTTCAATTTTAACAACATCATTTGTAACTGGATGACGAGTGAAATCTAAGTCTAAGTCTTTATAAGTCCTTACACTCTTTTTACTTTTATTTGTGCTTGATGCGTCATAACTTGCCATAACGGTAATATTTATACACCTTTTAGAAATTAACCTGCAAAAACATTTGGTGAACCAGCTGCAACGCTAGTACAACCTGATATTGCGTCACCTACTCTACCACAACCTTTGCCATTTATAAACACGGTTGTAGAACCTACAGCTATTGGAGCTGAGTGAGATGGACACGGTGCGCCAGGCAGTAAATGACCTGTGTTATTATCTCCTTGACGAGATACTGCTATACCATTTACAAATACATTGGGTGAACCTACAGCCCTTGTCATTCCTGAACAATGAGCCACATCTGCGTCACCTACTCTAGTTACCGCTGGCACGATTTAATAACTCCTCTAGTTTTGATTGATAAGTTGCCATTTCTTCGTGTTGTTCCTCAGTATGTGGTGGTTCAGGATAATTAGGTTCAAAAGATATGATATGATTGAACGACATTGGTATATCGTCAAAATTCTCAAACTTTAATATTTTCTTATCTTTAAGAATAATAAACTTTCCATTCATCTATCTATTAGCCTGTTTAGCCTTTAGCGCTTCCCGTCTTCTTTCTTGTATTAATGCTTCTTTTAATTTTCTACCGATAGGTATTAAAACTGAATGACACATTTCTACACCTCTTTTGCTAACATACTCAACACTAATCATTCTATCTTTGAATTCTGATTGTACTGACCTGATAGCCTTCTTTAAACTTATTGCTTCTTTCTCTTTTTCATCACCAGCTTCATTCCAAAATTTAAATAATCGCATTTTTGCCATAAGACCTTTCTATGCACCGTTAAAGCCGGCTTCTATTTCTGATTGTCTGACTTTTTCGCATCTGCAATGCTTACAACACTCAATTTCATACTTTTCTCCAAACTCACTAACAATTTCTTGTTTGCAAGTGTTACCACAATGACAATTATGACCGCAATTTTGACAACTTGACACGAAAAATTCCTTATTTTTGTTTTTTTACTATTTATCTAAAAATTACAAGCAGCTTTCATAGCTCTTAACTCGGTTTCTGATAAATTTTCTCTATTTTCTAAGGCTGATTCGCCGATTCGCTCTAAATCTGGCGAAATTTTACAATTTTCTCTTACTCCTGAGCAGGAAATAAGAAAAAAGAACAAAAGTAGAACAAAATATTTCATAAATCGTTGATTTTACTGTCTTTTTTTTGTGATTTTTTTAAAAAAAGCGCTTGCCAGTTGTATTTATATGGTATAGGATAGATGTATAAGTTAACAAAAGAAAGGAAACACTATGAAAATGATAATTTCTTCAATTTTAATCTTAACAGGCATCACATTAGCCGCTGGTTCAGGCGGAGATTGTGACGGAAAGTGTATGGAATACGCAAATTCACTATCTGAAACACTTTTAATTGGATTTATTGGTCTAGGATTGATGATGATTGGTACAATCCTGGCGTTAAGTGAAAATAATTCATAAAAAAGTAAAAAAAGCTGTTGCCAAACAGAAATAACTATGGTAAAATATACACATACACTAAAGAAAGGACTTAAATTATGACAATCCAAGTTACAAAAACTGCAAAAACCTTAGATGAAGGCGTTAAGAACTTAATTGAAGGTTCAAAACTTGACTATGCAAAGTGGACTGAAAAAGGCCGTGCTGAAGGCTCAAGTTATTTTGATGAAACCTTAGCAAACTTAGAAAATAACTGTCGTGTACAGCCAGGCCAAAATTATATCAAAATTGTCCGTGAAAATTCTGTTCACGCTTTTGTTATCAAAAAACTTACTGATAAAACTAAAGCAATGGGGTTTAAAGTTGGTGACATTTTGAAACCTGCTGGATGGAGAGCGCC